GTGAGGGGGGAGATAGAGGCGACAATGGTCGGACAGAATGTTATTTTTAACTTGGTTAGTAGAGGAGAGTTAGGGGAAGCCAGAAAATTTAATCACTGCAATCACGTCCTACACGACCTCCTCGAATCACTAGACAAACCAGTAACAGATAAAGAAAGTGAATAATATGAAATCTAAACAAGAACAAAAAAAATCATGGGAAGATACATTTGATAAAGAATTTTGTATCACAGAGTCTATAGTTGGCTTTCCATGGGATAAGTTCAAAAATGGAACTTTACCAAGCGAAGTTAAACAGTTTATTAAAGACCTCTTGGCATCAAACAAGAACAAGATATTAAAATTATTGGTTGAAGGAAAATGACGGTGAGAGAAAAATAAATATGACAAATACAAAGCAACTATTACCAGATAATATAAATCAATGGCTCACAGAGAATTACGGCTGGCTTGATAACATAGAGGTCGAAGGCGACATGTTTGAAATTGTCCAACGCATTATTGCCGAGGCTCTAGACATGATGACGTTAGTATTGCGTCGCAAGCCCATCGGCTTTAGCCGTGGGAGTGTCACCAACGACACTTTGGAATGGGACGAGGAGTACATAAAATCACTTCAGGAGTACATAAAATCACTTCAGGAGGAGAAGTTACAAACAAAATAAATAATGCAAAGTGCTGCTAGAAGACCAGACATTGAAATTAAACGAAAACTAAAAAATGGCTTTATCAGAAGTTATGGGCATTTATACTGGAAACCTTTTATTGTAGTTATTTTTCTCTTTGGAAGAATAATTTTATTTAGAGATGGAAGATTTAGATATGAAAAACGATAATTCAAACAAAATAATATATGACAAAACAACAACAATTAACGATGAAACAACAAAAGAGAATTGAGATATATGTAAAATTAGTGAAATCTGGAACACCACCTAAACAAGCTAGCTTAGAGGCAGAACAAATAACAAGGATATACGAAGTTAAGGAATAAATATATGAAAACAACAGAAGAGAAAAAAAAGACTTTTGACCAATATATAAAAGAGTGTTTTAAAGATCCTGTTTTTAGAAAACACTTCAATAATGAGTTAGATAAATTAAACAAACAATTAAATAAAAAGAAAAGTACTAAATAACAATTATATGAAGGGAGGTGAAATGTTATGAAAACAATAAAAATTAGTGATGTAGAATATGAAAAGATAAAAGCACTATTACCTGAAGTTAAAGAGATTGAAGACATGGCTGACTTAGTTGGTCAAAGATTATCTTTTTGGTGTGCTAGATATATTTATCATGGAACAGTTAAAAAAGTTACTTCTGACTTCGTAATCTTAGAAGATGCTCAAGTAGTGTTTGATACTGGATCATATGACAGTAAAGAGCCTGCTACAGCTGAGAAGTTACCTAATAACGCTTATATAATGCGTGGGGCTATTGAATGTATTACGGGACTTAACTACAAATGAGTCTCTTTCAAAGACATTGGTCAGGGATTTCGGTTTGGAGTGGTGGAATGGGTTTGAGTAGGAGTGGGAGTTTGAGTAGGAGTATGAGTAGGAGTTTGGGGAGTAGTGGGAGTATGGGAAGTAGGAGTAGTAGGAGTTGGAGTAGGAGTTGGAGCAGGAGTAGGAGTTAACGACAGACGGGACGCATGTCTTAAAACACGCAGAATAAATATATGAAAACACAAATGAGTCTCTTTCAAAGATATTGGTCAGGGATTTGGGTTTGGAGTGGTGGAAGGGGTTTGAGTATGAGTATGAGTGTGAGTATGATGAGGATTATGAGGAGGAGGAGTTGGGGGAGTGCGGGTTGGAGTAGGAATTGGAGTAGGAATGGGAGTACGAGTGGGAGCATGATTAGGAGTTGGAGTGTGAGTTGGAGTACGAGCGGGAGTTTGAGTAGGAGTAGGAGTTAACGACAGACGGGACGCATGTCTTAAAACACGCAGAATAATTATATGAAAACACAAATGAGTTTCTCTCAAAGATATTGGTCAGAGATTTGGGTTTGGAGCGGGAGCGGGAGCGGGAGTAATTGTAGGAGTAGGAGTGGGAGCGGGAGTGGGAGCATGATTAGGAGTTGGAGTGTGAGTTGGAGTACGAGCGGGAGTTTGAGTTTGAGTAGGAGTAGGAGTGTGAGTTGGAGTACGAGCGGGAGCAGGAGTAGGAGTTAACGACAGACGGGACGCATGTCTTAAAACACGCAGAATAATTATATGAAAACAATTAAATTTCGTATTTGGGACAAACAATTAAAAGTATTTTTATATCAGTTGCCAGAAAAACATCATTTAGACTGGGAAAGATTTAATGTTCAACAGTTTACGGGATTATCAGACCGACTTGGTACAGAGATTTACGAGGGAGATATTTTAAGATATACCAATCATATTCCAGACGAGCCGGAAGAAATAGATGTAGTTGAGTATTGTGATTATCTGTTTGCACCATTTGGAATTTGCCAGCAGTGTTCGGAGGAGATATGTTGTGTAGACAGCTGTGAAGTAATAGGTAATATTTGGGAAGACGCTTCCTTGCTTAATAAATAAATATATGAAAACACAAATGAGTTTCTCTCAAAGATATTGGTCAGAGAGTTGGAGTTTGAGTGGGAGTACGAGTATGATTAGGAGTTGGAGTGGTAGTAGGAGTTTGAGTAGGAGTACGAGCGGGAGTTTGAGAAGGGGTTGGAGTTGGAGTAGGAGTATGAGGAGTCAACGACACAAGGCATCCAAATGAGAAAACTCACTCGGATGCCAGGTAAATTGATCATAACAGATAAATGAAAAAACATATATCTAAGAAAACAAATAAAGAACATAAAGGTGATGAACAGAAATGTCAGATCTGTTTTAAAGAACTTTTTAATGGTACTGTACCAACAATAATTGGAGAAAAAACAGGAGGTAAATGGTGAAAAAGATTGTTGACAAAGGTGACGAAACTATTAATACATTAAGCCTGCGCAAACAACAAGTAGTTGAGAATTGGAGAATTACACGAGGACATATAACTGATACTTGTAGAGCATCATCTATCTCACGTCAAGCATATTATGAATGGTTAGCTCAGGATCCGCAATTTGCCCAATCAATAGAGGATGCAAAATCAGAGTTAAATGATGATTTACGTAATGCCTTGATAGAAAAAGCTGCAAGTGGTGAGTTAGGTGCAATAACCTATTACCTCGATAAACAACATCCAGACTTTAAGAAACAACATGTACAACTGAATCAGCAATATAACTACTTTGAAAAAGCACAAGAGAAAGCAGATCAATTTATTACAGAGGTATCTGATGACTAGACTAGATTATAAAGCAATAATTGAATACTACTTCAAGATCAAAACAAAAGAAGGTAATATTGTTTCATTCATCCTTAACGAGGATCAGAATATGTACTTAGATATGCTTTATAAAGATTATCCAAGTATGCAAGGAGTACGAGAGAACGACTTAAAATCTCGTCAAGTTGGCTGGTCATCTTTGATTGATGCAATAGGAATGGTTGATTTTATATGGTCGGAACTTGGAAAGACGCCATTGATGGATGGTGATATCGTCTCACATAAAGACAAGGAGACAAAAACACTCTTTAATCGGGCTAATCTATTTCTTAATAGCTATTTAGAAATAGAAGGCATTGAACGCAAAGTCTTCCTTACAGAGGACACTACAGATCATATAAAGGGAAAAAGAGGGTCTGAATTGTGGGTTCAAACGGCTTCTGCAAGAGTAAGTGGACGTGGTGGTACTAAACAATTCATTCACTGGTCAGAGGTTGCTTTCTATTCAAATACAGAAATTATTAATGCTGAAGACTTAGTAACTGGAGCAGAGAGACAAGTAGGTGATGGAATAGGTAAGATATTTAGAGAGTCAACAGGAAATGTAACAGATGACTTCTTCTTTGCTGAATATGAAAATGGTAAAAAGGGTATCGGCGAGTTTAAAAGTAGGTTCTTTCCATGGTGGATGCATAAAAGTTATACCAGACTTGCACCAGAAGAGTGGGTAGCTCCAGACTATTATGCAAAGGTTAGAGCAGAGAATGATGTCAAATTGAATCAATGTTATTGGCACTTCACAAAAACAAAAGAACTAGAGGATGAAAAGATGATGCGTGAGTATCCAACATATGATGTTGAAGCATTCTTATTGGGTGGTAAACCGTATTTTAATAAACAAGCGTTGTTGTATTATACAAATCATACACAACAACCAATAAAGGAGTTTTTAAATGTTTCGTCTTTATAGAGAATTAGAACGAGGTGAGTTTGTACTTGTAGGTGTTGACTGTTCCCAAGGTGGTGCAGACTCAAATTTTGGATCATTCCTTTCTGCTAATAAGCTAGATTTTCCAATAAGCTATGAACAACAAGGAGTAGCTGCTAATGCTACAGAAGATCTATTTCCTATTCTTGAATGGATTTTTGATATTACAGGTATAAAACCAGTAGTTGCATTTGAACGTAACAATGGTGGTGCTTCTGAGATGGAGAGACTAAGTAAGCTCAATAGAAATAATAAGTTTGAAATTTTCATTATGCCTAAAATTGGAACAACTGATGACAACCAAGAAACTAGGCTTATGGGTTGGAACACTTCGTCATCTACTAGACCTATACTTGTTGGTGATTGGAAGGACGCAATAGATTGTAAAGTTATAAAATTATATGACGCTGAAGTAGTTAAGCAACATAAGGCCTTTATTGTGAGTAAGACAGGTAAGCCACAAGCTTCAGGTAAAAGTCACGATGATGCAGTTATATCTCCAGCTATTGCATGGCAATTATATCAACGTGTACCAATACGAAAAATAGAGCAACCATTCCATCAAGTACCATACCAAGCATCAGACGACGTGATTGGAATTTAATCTGCCAAGATGAACGAATTAACAGAAGAACAATTACATAATCTAGGAATACTTCTTAAGAAGTTAACCCCTGAACAATATGATGCGTTAGTGACCTCAGCCAAGCCTCACGTAACAAAGTTAGAGGAAGAGATCTCAAGGATCCAATATGGCGAAATAGAACTTAAAATGACGGTCAGAGCGGGTGTTATAGAACGTATGGACTTTATTGAACGAAAACAATGGATGAGACAGAAAGACATATGAACTTGACCCAAGATCTTAAATACAGTAGTAATCACATATAAGTCTGTTCGTAGAACAAACGCAAGACTCTTACTTTTCGGGGTAGGGGTCTTTTTTATTGCTCAAAATGGCAAAAACCTCATACGCATCAACAAAATATAAAGACGAAGAAGAACTAGGTAAAGAAATCCAAGACCAATACTTATTGGCAAAAAGATACTTAGATCCAATACACGAAAAATTTAATGCACAAGAAGAGCTTTATAGAACCTTCATAGATAAAACCAACTACCCACATGGTGCAAGAGTATTTGATCCACGTACTTTTAGGGTTATTGAAACAGTTACTCCACGTATGGTGGCAAATGAACCAACAGGATCTTTCTATCCAGAAGAATCTGGTGATGTAGCTACAGCTCAAATACTTAATGCGTTGGTTAAATATGACTGGAGACGTGCAGATATGTTTGAAAAACAGGTACGTATGGTTAAATCAATGCTTATTTTTGGTACAGCCTTTGGTAGAACATATTGGGACTTCAGAGAAACAGAACGTACACGAATGAAACCAAAGACAGTGAATGGTAGAACTGTATGGTCACTCACTGATACAGAGAAGATTAAGGTAACAGAATTTGATGGACCTAATTTTGAAACACTAAATATCTATGATTGTTTTCCAGATCCTAATTCAACTTCACTACACAACATGCGTTGGTTTATTTACCGTGTATTTAAAACAGTTGAAGAACTTGAATCAGAGAATGATGCTAGAGGTTCTGAATACTGGAAGAATCTTACAGAGCTTAAAGAAAAAATGAAGGTAAATAGTGATTCAGATAGTAAAGCAGGAGGAAGACCAGCTGATATTAATTACCGTGAACATAGGAGAGTAATGCTTTCGACTCAAGAGCTTATAGGTGAAGATGAATCACACCCTGAAATAACAATCCTTATTCGATATACCAGAGATGGTTGGTGCTACATGGTGCCTGAGTTTGAGAACCTAATTATTCGAGAAGTAGAGAACCCATACTTTCATGGTGACTTACCAATTGTCTATGCAGTTGATTATCCATATCCAGGTGAACTATATGGTATGGGTGAGATTGAACCTATTGAACGTATTCAAAGAGCAATCAATGCTGTACTTAACCAAAGACTAGATAATGTTCAACTCACATTAAGGACAATGTGGAAGGTAAAGAAGAATTCAGGAGTAGATATGCATACCCTAATTTCTTCTCCAGGTAATATCATAACTACCGAAGATATGAATGCCGTTGAGCCTGTACAAGTTCCTGACGTAACAGGTGCAACTTTTGTTCAGACAATGAACTATTTAACAGGTGCATTACAAAACGGTTCAGGTATCACTGATTACACCACAGGGATTAATTCAAATAGTAATACTGCTAACTCAACTGCGACAGGAACACGTCTCATTCAACAGGAAGCAAATGCTCAATTCAAATTAAAGATTCAATTATATTCACACATGGTTGTTCAAAGGATAGCTAATCACTTTAAAGATTTACGTATCCAGTACACCACAGAGAATCAGAAGCTAAGAATTCTAGGTGCTCAGGAAGTAAAGACAATGACTGAAGATACAGAACTCAGTAGAACTGACATGGAAGGTAACCCAATTGTTCCAGGAGACATGGAAGCCAAATCAAAGCTTGAAATGTCTAGTGATGGTAACTTTGCATTCCTTCACTTAATGCCTGAAGATATTCAGCCGGGTATTGTTGGTGACTATGATTTTATTGCTCAAGTATCTTCTGACCAGATCAATGATCCTATAGCACTACAAGAGAACTTCTTTGCTGCAACAGATAGAATTACTAACCCACAGTTTGTTCAAGGACTGGCACAACAAGGCAAGATGCCGAACTATCAAGCCATAGCAGAAAGGACATACGACAAGCTTCAAATTGGTATCGAGTCCAAAGAGATGCTTACTGACTTACCTAAACCACCTGCAATGGATCCACAAACTGGACAACCGATGAAGACAGGTCCAATGGATGAGAATGCAATCAATAATATGACAGGTGAAGTAATTAATGCTCCTGACATGATGAATCAACAAATGATGCAGCAATTACAAAACCCATTACAGCAAGGAGGACAACAAGGTGGACAACCAACAGCTTTCTGAACAACAAGAGCAATATAAGCGTGAGGAGATAGAAAGAGCAATGGCCTTTGAAGAAATCCAAAATACCAAGGGTTTTGAGTCAATGAGGGCATACTATGAGAACCTTCTCCGAGAGTTTGTGAATGAAATGATGAATCAAGAGTCAAGACCTTTAAGTGACTTTGAAAGTCAAAGACAGCGGCTAATAGGAATAAAGAAATTATTCCAGAATATCAACTCAAGTATGGAGGTATTAAAAAATGAACGAACAAAACCAGAGTAGTAATCAAGTGAATGATGAACCTGTATTTACAGGTGCAGATGGTGAAAGGATGATATCTAAACCAATAGGCATTGCATTATGTCCAACGCATACAAAGGATAACTGGCTTACACATATTGGATATATGGATAACGGTGATGGAACAATTGGCTGTAAGGTATGTCCTTGGGGTTCAATGATTGCAGGGTATTACCGTTTGGTAGGAGATAAAGTGATTGATTTAAGAAATGTATCAGGGAATCAAGTTTAAGGCTAAAGACCTCACTTGTTGTGTTTAGACTACGAGTGTTGATTCCCCTATATATCCCTTAAAAAGATATCGGTTCTTAGGTTAACCGTTAAACCTTTGCAATTAAAACAAAATTGGCTGTTTCTTGGTTTTCAGAAAAAACCCTGCGAAAGGGGGTGTTTATATATATGACACCAGAAGAGCGTAATGCTCAGATGCTGCAAAAAGCACTTGATGGCCATCAGGCAACTGATGACACAGGAGCTATTTCAGAGAATGAATACTTTGAAGAGGAATCAGCACCTCAAGAACAAACAACTGATACAGACACTGAAAGCTCAGAGAAGAGCGCAGAGACTTTAGAATCAGCTCCCAAGGCTGAAGAAGATGACTCAGAAAACGAACTCGCAGAAGACGAATCAGGAAAGAGATACGTACCACAGTCTAGGTTTGACAAAATGTACGGAAAACAAAAGGCATTAGAGAGAGAGTTAGAAGCGTTTAAAAAACAAGCTCTTCAATCTGAAACTACAGATGTTAATGCAATGTTTCCAGTACCCCAAGTACAAACACAGTCACAACCTAATGACTTTGAATCGGAATATTTCTTTGATAAGTACCCACAATTTAATCCAGAGTCTACTGAATACAGTCAGGCACTAGATCATATTGGTTGGACTATCGCGCAGGCAAAACCAAATCTATCTAAACTCGCTATCGCAAAAGAAGCGTTGAAGGTATCAAAGGAATTAACTGCAAATCAGGCTGAGGTGGTTGCTCAGTCGAGACAAGTAAAACAGTCTCAATCAGACCAAGGAGTTACCAGCCGTGTAACGAGCAGAATTAAAGCTGAACCAGATATCAATAAAATGAGTCTGGATGAACAAGAAGCGTATCTGAAATCAACTGGCCAATGGGACTCTTTCTAATCCTAAAAAGGAAGGTGGTGAGTATTTAAAAAATGGCAACAGATACAGCAAAAACATTAACTTCAGCTGGAACAGGTGGAAATGCAATTAAAAATCGTTTTTACGATCAATTGTTTCTACGTATTGCAGAAGCTAAATTCATCCATAAGCAATTAGGTCAATTAGACCGAAATATTGGAAAAGGTGAAGGTGGTTATGGCACAGGAACTGTTTACTGGACAAAATGGACTAATCTTCCAATAGTTACAGCAGGACAGGGCGAAGGTGTACCAACTACAGCAGTCGCAATGACAGCAACAAACGTAACAGGTTCAACAGCACAATATGATGCAGCAGTATCCATCTCTGATATTTTGGCTTATACCTCATTTGGAGATGTGATGAAATCTACAATCGAACGTCTTGCATACAACGCAGGACAATCTATTGATACGATAGTCAGAAATGCAATTGGAAACTCAGGAACTTATCAAGGACTTGTAGCATCCGCTGCATTCACTTCTATCCCTGCTACTGGAACTCTTACTATCAATGATATTAAGAAAGCAGTACGAACTCTACGTCGAAACGACGCTATGGAACAATCTGATGGATTATTCGTAGCTGCAATTCATCCCGACGCAAAGTATGACCTTATGGTTGATACAACAACTGGCGGATGGATGGATGCAAACAAATACACTGACGGTAACGCTGACAAACTCTTAAAAGGTGAAGTCGGTAAATTGGCAGGTGTTCGTTTCTTAGAATCTTCTAACACTTATGTTAGAGGTTCAGGTGTAACAGCGTCTTCTCAAATTCACGTTACTAACGTGTTTGCAAGAGATGCTTTCGGTGTAACAGAACTACAAAATCTTAAGACTTTTATAAAGCCTTTCGGTTCAGCAGGTTCTGCAGATCCTACCGATAAAGTTTCTACAGCTGGTTGGAAAACATTGTTCGGGGTAACTCCTTTGAACTCTGCGTTCCAAGTTAGTATTTCACATACAGTTTCTTCTACTGCGTAAGCTTTAGAGATAAGTATGAGGTTAAGATTAGGCACATTTGGTAAAACAGGTGTGCCTTTTCTTTGTAGATATAGTTTGATCTAAAAAGTTCTATTTGCACAAAATGACAAAAAAGATTAATATCTATACAGTTGTTCCTGTACAAACTTACAGGCAGACTCCTAGTACTTTATGTGCTGAGGGGTCTTTTTTGTGTTCGGAAACCTGTGATGGCTGAATAAACTGCTACGCACGGTTAAGGTACTGTGTTTTGTTGAAAGTCCGAGAGGATAAGTAGGACATACAGAGACAATCGTTGAGTATGGTGCATGGGTTGTGAGGCCAAATCTTTCATGATAGTGCGGAGGTCTCAAAGCTTAGAATGTAATTTAAGGTACTTGTTGGACTTTGTAATTGGTGAGTGGGGAAACCCGCAAATTGGATGCTTAGGAAAGCGGTATTTTAAGGATCTTTCTTCCCAGTTTTCTGAACATATTCACTTTTTTATGTCAGCCACAAAAAAAAATCAACCGTCTAAATTAATTCGACTTAACTGCACATTCTGTAATGAATTACTTATAAAAATATACCCAAATGCATTATTGCCAGAGATATTTAGAAATGCAGCAATTGGTTGCATTAGATGTCTTAATAAAAAACAAAGAAGTTAATATGACATACAAACCCACTTGGGCTATACATGAAAAAGATATGCATTCAGATAGTCTTGAGGTCTCCACTAAAGCTACTAATGCATTTACTACAGAACGTGATAAAGAACTTAAAACCTCAGCGAAAGCAAGAGGCTACGAAAAGAGTAGGAGAGAAGAAGCCCAGAAGCAAAAACCAGAGTTTGTACGTAAGAATAGGGAAGCAGAATTAGCACCCCTTAAACGCACCATTTCAGAGCTTAAACAAGGCGGTACATTCGATACTGGACTTAAATATATAATGCCTGGGTTTGTACTCATTAAACCTGTAGTCACTACAAAAACAGATGCAGGAATATTTCTCACTACAGAAGTGACACCAAATACAAATATAGGTATTGTGATGCAAATCAGTGGATCTATAGTTGATCTTAAAAGTGTAGTAGAACCACCGTTTAAAGTTGGGGACAAGGTGATGATACGTAAAGGTTTGCCAGGGCTTGAAATGTCAGTGAAAGATGAATTCTGTTTGTTTATGAGATGGCATCCAGATCCAGAAAAGACAGATGTACTTGCAGTTGTGGAGGAAGCAGAATGATCTCAGTAATCATCTCTACATTTAATAGACCAGAGAAACTTAAAAGGGCTATCCAGTCAGTTATTAATCAAAGTTATAAAGACTGGGAATGTATTGTGGTACATGATGGGGAATGGAGCAAATATCCTCTTGCTCATCCAGCAATAGAGGATGAAAGAATTATATATAAATCAGTTCCACATTTTGGTAATCATTCTAAACCTAAGAATGAAGGTATTAAGCTTTCTAAAGGTGAGTATATTTGTTTCTTGGATGATGATAATGAATTTAGATCAGATCATTTACAAGTACTTCTAAATGCTTTTAAAAACAATCCACAGTTAGATATTGCATATGGTGATAGATGGATCATTGATGAACTACTCCAGATGGAGCCTCAATTGGGTGTATCTTCTGACTTTAATCCATACATCCTCATGCAACGAAACTTTATTGATACCTCAGACTTCCTTATCAAACGTGAATCTATGTTTAAACTAGGTGGATGGGATGAAGAATACAAACGGATGCTTGATTGGAACTTAATGGTACGTGCCGCTAAATCAGGTATGAAGTTTCAAAGAGTACCATTAATAATAACCAACTACTACCTTCATGAAACACAGCTTAGTAATAATACAGATGGACTCAATGAGAGTGGTATGCCTGTATGGGAAGTATCAGATTGTTTAATAGAACTTCCGTATTTAGGTGAAGTACAAGAACCTAAGGTTGCAATATTTACACTTACTTATGACAGACTTGAAGAAACTAAGGTAGCGTTTGAGTCAATGTATCGGACAGCAGGCTATCCATTTTATCATTTAGTGGTCGATAACGGATCAGTGGATGGAACGATAGGATATCTCAAAGACTTAAGTCAATCTCGTGGTAAAGACACGGATATAGAGTTCACAGGCCTTATTACTTATCAACAGAACCAGGGTATTTCTAAAGCCTCAAATGCAGCAGTAGATAATTTACTCAACAAGCATAGTGGTTACGATGTAGATAGTCCTCGAAGCCAACCCTTCGATATAATCATGAAAGTTGATAATGATGCTGTTTTTCTTTCTGATGGTTGGCTAAAAAGAATGGTGGAACTGTGGAAAAGAAATCACATTATGGCATTATCTTGTTACGTACAAGGTCTCAAAGATAATCCGGGGGGTGCACCACGTATTGGCTATGGCACTATTGATGGTGAGTACTTAGGGATAACCAAACACTTAGGTGGTATCTGTCACTTTGTAGATGCTTCAGCGTATAAGAACTTTAGATGGAATGAAGACTCTTTTTATCATGGTATTCAAGATCTTGAATTCTCTAATTATCTATCTGCAAATGGTTTTAGTATGGCATATATGGAGAACTATTTTGTTAATCATGGTGTAGATGGTACGGACGGACAAATGAACCGTTTTAAGGACTATTTTGAACGTCGTAAGAGTGAGAAAACAACAAAACCTAAAGGTGTAGAGAAGGATTATAAACAAGTTCAAATAGAAGAGTCTGCATATTCAAGAGGAACTATTTGGGGAGACAGAATTAAAGATTCAATTGAGAAATATAACTCCTATTTAAAGGGTAAAGTATTGGATGTTGGATGTGGTGATGGCTATGGTTTGGATCTACTAACCAAAATGGGATTTGAAGCATCAGGAATTGATATATCAGATCCGAAGATCAGACTCGCAAACTTTAATGGTCATGATGCATGGCAGGGAGTGATAGAGGAAATGCCATTCAAAGATAAGCAATTTGACACAGTGTTTTGTTCTCATACCTTAGAGCATGCGCAAGATCTTCAAAAGGCATGCGAAGAGATCCAGCGTGTGGCCAGTCGGGCAATACTCATTGTTCCCATAGAGGAGCATACCGAAAACCCTGGTCACACGTCCCCTATTAAATCAAAGGAATTTCTCCTTGAACATTTTAAAGATGTACAAATATTGCATGAAGAAGAACTAGGAAGATTAGAAAGAGAGCAAGTATTAATACTTGAATGGAAATAAAGATGCGCATCGTACTTGAGCTAGATGACTTCAGTGTCCTTAGATCACGCATGGATCTTCTACTCAAGATTAAAGAACATTATCCAAACTTTAAGGTATCTATGTTTGCTATTCCCTATGACTATGAATATGAAACTTCTATGCTACGTATTCAACGTGATGAAGCACTTACAAAAATCAAAGAGAATCTAGAATGGATACAGATTATTCCTCATGGACTTACTCATATGCCCAGAGAGTTTGAGAATGCAGATAGACAAACAATGATGATGGCCTTGGCTTCAATTGATGAAGCATTTAAGAAAGATGGACTTCCATATGAGAAGGGTTTTAAAGCCCCATTTTGGCTATGGAATCAGGATGTAGTTGATGTACTTGATGAACAAGGTTGGTGGGGTGCACAAGATAGAAATCAGCCGGATAATATTAGAACCAAGAAGTTCTATGAATACACCCATTCAATAGATGAACCATTCTGGAATGCAAAGCAAGATGTGCTTAAATTACATGGTCATATATCCCTACCTTCATCGAATAATTTAGAAGACTGTTTAATGAATATATTTAAGTTACCCAGTGATACAGAGTTCTGTTATGCAACAGAATTCTTGGCTACAAATCTATGAGAGTGGTAATGTTTGGGAATGATTCAGCTGCTAAATACTGGAGACTTGCAGATCCTGCAAGGTATCTCAAAAAACTAGGTGTAGATGTACGCATGCCAGAAGGTGGTATTACCCGTGAAGCACTTGAATGGGCGGATATCGTGGTAACTCAAATGTGTATTGATATGGACGGTATAGCTCTTATCAGAGAATACCAAGTAGAACATGGACTCAAATATGTGGTTGAACAAGATGACATGATTGAGGTTGACAAATCTAATCCTCATAGAGTTGAACATGATATTTCAAATGCTCCAGAGATAATTAAAATATCAATGGGTTTTGCAGATATGGTTACAACTACAACCAACTATCTAGCAGAGAAATTGAAGAAGTATAACGATAATGTGGTAGTACTTCCAAATTACATGGATATGGACAGATGGGATGTGGTGAAGCATAGAAACACCTCTGATACTATCCGTATCGGTTGGTTAGGTTCAGTTACTCACATTAAAGATCTTGAACTGATTATTAATCCACTCAGACGTATCTGTGCAGAGTATCCAAAGGTTCAAATTCTAACTGTAGGAGATATGCGCACCAGAGAATTATTAAAGGGATTGCCTGTAGAAAATATGCTTGGTGTACCGTTTGAAGTATATCCTTCTAGGCTTAATGGATTACGATTAGATATAGCTCTAGCACCTCTTCAAGACAATGAATTTAATAAATGTAAATCTAATATTAAGTGGCAAGAATATACTATCTCAGAAGTGCCGGGTATATATTCACCAACTGTATACTTCCATAGAGGATTTGAGCCAAGTTTGGGGCTTATAGCACGTACTGAGGATCAATGGTATAGATGTATGAAGAATCTAATTGAGTCTCCAGATATGAGAAAAGGAATAGTTGATAATGCCTATAGAATGCTTAAGAGAAAATATAACCTTTCAAAGGAAGCGCATAAATGGAAAGAAGCGTATGAAACTTTGATAGTACCTAAGCTAATATTTTGACCCAATCTAATAAATATAGTACATAGTTCATATGGCAGATACAGTTTTTAGATCACAATCAACTACAGAGTCCACACCTGAATATACTCCTCCAGAAACAAAATATGATAATACAAATATAGAAGATACTGAATTTCACAATAGTGAACCTATTGATTCATCCGATACAGATCAAACAGTTTTAAATGCTTTAGGAATAGAAGATTCACTCCAGAATCTAGCAGATGATGACAGAAGTAATTTAAGTGAGGTTTCACAGTATCTACTCAATATATTATCTAAAAAAGGTGTCTCACCTACTAAAGGTTCACTTGAGCACACACTAACCGATTTAAAGGCCGAAATGGGGCTTGAAGATGATGCTGATGCAGATATGGTACTTGAACGAATAGGTGGAGTGGTTAAAGCATGGAAGGAACTATCCTTTGTTACCAATGCTCAAGAGAAGAGATCACTATTTATGAAGCTTGCGAGACAGTCAGATTCTAAAGCAATGAATAAAATGGTATTTGATGAGATGACAAAAAGGAGTGTGTGGAACTAAATGGCTGATCAGGATATAACAAAATTCACTACAGGAGATCGAGTACTTAATACATCATTTGATCAGGACTATCAAACATTAATTGTTCAAACACTGGGATTTGACGGACAGAATGTTCAAAGATTAAATGGTGAAAATATGGCTATAAAAGTTACCGAGGTGGGTTTAGTTACTTATGTAGCAAAAGCCGCCCCTGGAACAGCTCAATCAACTGCAAAATGGCAGGTAAGTAAAGTTGATGAAACAACGGGTACTATTCTGACGTGGGCAGATGGGAATTCTAGTTATGACAATATTGCAACCGACCTTACAGCACTTAGTTATAGTTGACCCAATCTATCCTAAGTGATAGTTTCTTTTTATTGGTATACCTAAAAGATAGGCAGCCGTCCTGAAAAGGGCGGTTTTTTTATGGCTGTTAAATACGACCCACTACTCGGAAAATTAAGGATTAAGGACAATATCAAACAATTTAGTTCTGATCCTGCAAGTCCTAAAACAGAAGATGCATGGATATTAAAGACATCAACAGGCGGTACAGGCGGTGGAATACCATATGGATTGCTCTTAGTTTTGACACAACCTAACGTAGGTGGAACGATCAGTTATGAATTCAAGTACAGAACAAAAGAAGGAACAACGATAGCAGTAGCACTAATGTAATATGGCAGATAATGTAGCAATAACCGCAGGAACAGGAACAACAATCGCAGCCGATGATATCGGAGGCGTTCTTCATCAACGAATTAAGATTTCTCAAGGCGCAGATGGCTCGGCTACAGATGTCTCTTCAGCGGCTCCTCTACAAGTTACCCTAGCCAATACAGGCACAAACGCTACAGCCGTCAAGGTAGATAACTCAGCAGTTACACAACCTATTTCTGGAACAGTGACAGCGAATATTGGAACAGTAGCAACACTGGCTACAGCAGCAAAACAAGATACTGGTAATACCTCAGTTGCCTCTATTGATACAAAGTTTCCTGCTCAAGGACAAGCATTAGCAGCAGCATCCACACCAGTAGTTCTAACAGCTGCTCAAATAACGACCTTAACACCACCCGCAGCAATTACAGGCTTTGCAACAGTCGCTAAGCAGCCAGCACTTGGCACGGCAGGTACAGCAAGTTCAGACGTGATAACGGTACAGGGTAAGGCGGCTATGACACCACTACTGACAGATGGATCAGCAACAACACAACCAGTATCTGGAACATTTTATCAAGCCACGCAACCTGTTAGCATAGCTACATCCCCTGTGCTCGTAGCTGGAACAGCTTTAATAGGTAAGGTGGGAATCGATCAGGCTACAGCCAATGCTAATGAGGTCGTGACAAAGACCGGATCAATAACCACAGCAACACTTGCAGCAGAAACGACCAAGGTGATAGGAACAGTTAATCAAGGGACTTCTCCCTGGGTAGTAACTGGAGGTGGTGGTGGAACTGAATATACAGAAGATGCTGTCTCGGCTGCTAATCCAGTTGGTAACGCTTTGATAGTAGTTCGTGAGGATGCTAGAGCGGGGGCATTAACTACAGCTGACGGAGATAACGTTGCTTTAAGAGGAAATAACTCTGGAGAACTTTATGTCAAACACACAGACTCAGTAGCGGTAACTGGTACGGTAACCGCCAATGCAGGAACTAATCTTAACACGTCAACACTCGCTCTTGAGGCAGGTGGCAACTTAGCTTCGGTTAAAACTAATACAGATAAAATCCCAGCACAAGGTCAGGCTTTAGCAGCTGCTTCAACACCCGTAGTCCTTACAGCTGCGCAAGTTACCACACTTACCCCACCAGCAGCAATAACCAACTTTGCTAATGAAACAGGGGGCAACCTAGCCACCGTTAAAACCAACACCGACAAAATACCCTCGCAGGGTCAGGCTCTTGCTGCAAGCTCAACACCAGTAGTATTAACAGCGGCACAGGTTACGACTCTCACACCACCCGCAGCTATAACAGGGTTTGCTACCTCAGCTAAACAAGATACAATTATCGGTCACGTTGACGGAGTTGAAACACTGCTGGGAACAATTGACACTAAGCTAGCGGGTACTTTAACGGTTACTGGTGGTGGTGGTGGTACAGAGTATACCGAAGATGTGGCTACAGCTAACCCAATTGTGGGAACAGCTACTATGATTGAAAGAGATGACGTTCTTTCGGTAGTAACCCCAATAGAGGGCGATAATATTGGTCTTAGAGGAACAGCGGAGGGAGCCTTATGGATTCAAGACTTCAATTCAGATGCAATACTTGCAGATACTACAGCAATTTTAGCTGATACAGCAGCAATTCAAACAGCAGTAGAACTTATAGACAACGCAGTATCTGGTGCAGGGTTTAATACAACTCAACTAGGGGGTGTAAACGTAGCTATGAACACAGGTACTCGTTCAACTGGCACACAACGAGTAACTATAGCAACAGATGATTTAGTACCAGTAACGGGAACAATAACCGCAGTAACCGCTATTACAAACGCACTTCCCACAGGCGCTAATGCAATAGGTAAACTCGCAGCTAACTCTGGTGTGGATATTGGAGATGTGGATGTTACGAGTATCAATAGTTTTGTCGCTCACGACGCGGCTATTGCTGGAAATCCATTGACTATAGGAGGTGTTGCGTCGGCAGCGGCTCCTACCTCTGTCTCAGCCGATCAGGATTCAGTTAGAGCATGGTACTTGAGAAATGGAGCAACAGCCACCGTTCTTACTGCCGCAGGAGCTTTAATTGGTGGGGATGCTGCAAATGGAATAGATGTTGATGTAACTCGCCTTCCAACTCTAGCCAGCGTCACAACGGTTGGTACTGTGACAACTCTTACAGGCACAACAACCTTGACCCCTGGAACTGGAGCCACAAACCTTGGTAAAGCAGAGGACGGAGCACATACGTCGGGGGATGTTGGAGTTTTTGCACTTGCAGTTAGAAACGACACCCTCGCTGACGTATCAGGGGCAACGGGAGATTACATTCAAATTTCTAATGACTTAAAAGGTCGTTTGATGGTAGGTTCTGCACCAAGAACACTCAAACTTAATCAAGTAACTACAATAACTGCCTCAGCAGCTGAAACGACAATCGTAACAGCGGTAGCTTCAACCTTCTTAGACTTATATGGACTAATAGTAACCAACACCTCAGCAACCGCCGTAACAGTCGCCATAAAAGATGCGACTGCTGGAACCACGAGGCTTAATATCGCAGTACCCGCAGGAGACACAAGGGGCTTTATGCTTCCAATTGATGCAGCGATTAAACAGTCAGGAAGTAATGCCAACTGGACTGCTACAACTCAATCTGTGACATCTGTTATCATCACAGCATTAACAGTTTCAAACGTATAATATGGCAGCAAAAAATAGCAGATATGTATAGAGTTTCGCAAGTAAATATTGGTAGAATACTTTCAGGTCGTCTATGGCTTGAGGTTTAATAATGAATGAATATAGCAATTGTTCTTACTCACAACAAATCTTCTGAGGAAAACTTCAATCAAATTGAAGCTCTCAAGCCCTTGGTCAAAAGAATTACTGATACTAACGAGGGCGAGGATGAAGAAGGAAATCCTACCACTTTTGACACTTACCATTATGAAATGAAAGGCTTAAGTGGGTATGAGGTTAGATTCTTCCAGATCGTTCCCTTTGGAGTAGATCGTCCTGAAAATATGAATGATATAGATTCACATAATGTTATTTATGGATTAGGAGATGAGGATAAGGTGGCAGATCA